GCCAGTGCGGCATGTCGTGGATCTCCCGCCACCACACGATGCCGGGCAGATGGATCATGAATTCGGGGATTGCGTCCCTGACTTCGCCCTCGATGTCGCGCCACGCGTCGATCTCGGCTTGCCCGAGGTCGTGGATGGCGCGGGCGCTTTTCCCTCATCGGCCACCGCGACGGCTGAGGCTGGCTCGGGGTCAGGGATGTAGTCGAGTTGGTCGACGTTGAACTCGAACGTCACCAGGTCCACGTCGACACCGGCTCGGCGCAGCGCCAACCACACCGCCGTCGTCCAGGCCAGGATGTCCATGTCGTCGGCGTTCTTGGCGAACAGCGCCCTGCGGAACAGGTGCGGCGTCTTGTAGCCAACCCGGGCGATCTCAATGGCCTCGCGGTTGGTGACGTCGTTGACGTCGAACGGCAGCAGTTCCGGTGCGCCCAGCCGTTCTCGGTCAGCCTCGGACAGGCGAAGGGATGGCAACTAACTCCTCGCGATCTTCTGTAGGACCCGTTCCGCCGCGTCCGCGGACTCCCGCAGCACCCGGTCCGCCAGTCGGTCGGCGGGTCGGTCGACATAGCCGGCGCGGACCTTCTGCGGATACCAGTGCCGACGGTCGCCAAAGCGGGTGTGCCGCAGTAACCCGCGGTTCACCGCAGCCACGTCGCGCAACTCGGTTCTGCCGCGGGCATATATCCGGGCGGTCAGCGCCGTCTTGCCCACCCCGGTGCGGACACTGACCTTCGTCGTCCGCGCCAGGATCGCCGCATACCCGCCACGGTGTGGCAGTGTCAGCGCGGCCTCGGCGCGGATCTCCTTCTCCAGCGGCCGGAACGCCGCCCGCTGGCCCGACCGCAACTCCCTTGTGAGGTCCCGCGCCGCGGCCTTGCGCAGCTTCCCCGCCACGTAGCGCAGTTCGGCCCCGCCGTGAAGCGAGACCGACGCGACCACTAGCCGACCTTGGAGATGATCGACGCCGCGGAGAACGACGCCGACACCGCCGCAGCGCCATCCACAGTGGAGTCGATCGTCATGTCCGGCAGGATCGTGCCGAAGAAGTACTGCGTCGCGGTGGAGATGTTCGGGTACAGGTACCACTTCCGTGCCACGCCATCCGACGCGGCTGTGAAGTACTGGGCCGTGGCGTCGTCGTAAAAGCCGGCGAACTGACCCGAGGCGTCCGGCAGCCCGGCGACGTAGGTCTTGTTCGAGTCACCGAACGCGGTCACGTCAATCTTGTTCGTCGTGAAGTTGATGCTCCACGACGCCTGGAAGGCGATCGGCTCGGCAGTGCCGCCCGAGGCAATGCCCATGTAAATGCGCCCATTGCGGCCAGCGATGCGAGCCATGCCCTACTCCTTCATTTTCGGTTGGAACAGACGGCCTTGCGGCCGGCAGATCACCCCAGCAGACGAAGCAGAGACTTCGCGTGCGTGATAAAGGTCCGGTCCGCCACCGCGGCGCGGGCCTGTCGCGTCAGGCGTCCGCGCTCGTCGGGGTGGTCGAGCCACCACCGCAGCAGCTCCGACGCCTCATCGGGTGACGTGAACGTCGGCAGCATCGACAGCACCTCGTCACCCTCGGGTCTGGAGTCGCGCAGGAAGAACAGCCCACAGGCGGCCATCTCAACTTCCCTCGGACCCATGGCCCAGCCGGTCGACAGTTCGGGCTGCTGCGCCTCCCGGCGATACAGGTTCATCCCAACGCGCGCCGAGCGGTACAGGGCCGCGGTCTTCTCGTTGTCGAGGCAGTGCTCGATGTCGTGGGCCACGCACTTGCGCAGCGGGTGGTCGTCGGGCAGCAGCGTCCAGTTGCCACCCAGCACCGCGTCCAGGCCGTCGAAGTCCATCTGCCCGAAGAAGTCGATCCGCGACTGGTAGCCGGTGCCGACAAACGCGAAGTCGCAGATCATCTCCGGCAGCCCCGGGCCGGGATGGTGCAGCGAGGGCCGGTAGGCGTGCGGAACGTAACGTGTCCCGGGCGGGAACCGCTCGATGTTGGTCGGGTCATTGATGAGGTTCAGGTCGGCGAACTGCGCCAGCGTCAGCTGCCGCTCGTCCTCGTATGGCGACTCAGTGTGCACGATCACGACGCGGGTACGGGTGCGGCGAGCCCGGTCGAGGATCGCGGTCGGGATGAAAAACCCCGAGATGACCAGCAGGACGTCCGGCCACGTCTGGTACAGCGCCGAGTACAGCGTGTCGGCGGCCATCTCATAGGCCTGCGCCGGCGTGATGGACCGCGCAAACATGCCCGGCTCGCGGGTCTCCTTCAGCGCCGAACCGAAGAACGCAAGTCGCTCGTCGAGGTTGAACTCGTGCACGTCCTGGCCGAGTTCGCGCAGCGCCTCACACCAGCCGACGTGGACGTCATGGACGGAGAAGGCCGGGCCGGGCTGGCAGACAAGCCACCTCACGTGCCCACCTCGACCACGAAGTCGCAGCCGTCGAAGGTCATGCCGCCGTACTCGACGTCGCCGATGCTCTGCGCCGTGGTGACGGTGGCGTACGCGACGACGCCGCCGAGCGTGCCGTCCACCGCGGCCTTGATGGACTTCGAGCCCGACGTGTCGATGTAGTCCGACAGTTGGTCCTGGCTGGACCGGTCGGTGGCCGCTCCGATGAGCAGCTTGATGTGGAACGTCAGGTCGTACGCGCCACCGCCGAACGTGGCCTCCTGAAAGAAGTCCCCGGGCGCGGGGACCACGATCGCCCATGGCGGGTCCACAAAGTCCTTGCCGTACGCGGACGCGCGATTGGCCAACGTCGAGATTGTCTTGACCCGCGTCACGATCGCGTCAGCGATCGCCGAGATATCCGCCATCTAGCCCACCAGCACCGGGTTGAGCACATACGGCGCGAGCTTCTTCGCCGCCATCGGGTTGTCCCGCACCCTGATTGGGCCAAACTGGTCCATGTTCGCCACCCCGAATGGGGCGCCCTTGAGCCGGAACGTCTCCGCGGCCAGGATCAGGCAGGCCTGCTTCACCGGCGCCGGGACCGCGGTCCAGCCCCACCGTGCAGTGACCTGCAGTGGTGCCCGGGAGCCCGGCCAGTAGCAGGGGAACGTGTTGTTGACCGCACGGAGCTTCCAGAACGGCCACCCGGACTCGCCGTCCACGATGCCGTTGAGCGGCTCAGCCTGCACATCGGTGGCCGCCCAGGTGGTGGCGAACGTCCCGTCGCCGGCACTGTCCACTTTGACCACGAGGCCGGTGGTGGTGGAGAAGTCGTCGACCACGGTGCAGTAGTAGCCGTCCGGGTAGTACACCCGGGCAGTGGCGGAGCCGGCGTCGTTGAACTGCCGATTGCAGAACTTCTCGATCTCCCGACTGACCGAGTTGAGCGCGTCGGTGAGCTGGGTGTCGTCGGTGGTGTCGGAGCCGGACTGGCCGAGGTAACCCTTCAGGTCGGCGGCGGTCGCGTAGTTGGCGCCGAGTGCCACGGCTACTCACCTCCCCACTTCTCCCGGAACCGGGCCATGGCCTCGTTCCAGCCGTCGAGTTGGTCCGGGTCATTGCCACCGGTGGTGTGGTGCGCGACCATCTCGTGGCCGCTATCCAGACACCAGTTGATGAGTCCTTTGTGGAGCATCTGTTCGCACATGTCGTGGTCGTAGCCGTGCCAGCCCGGGTAGGACTCGTCCCACTCCACCGGCTGCGCGGTGGCCAGCAGCAGACCGTCCAGATAGGCGCACTGGCCGCCCCTGCCGGTGCCGACCACGCCCCGTCGCGCGTCGACGACTGAGCCGCAGTGTGCGCTGTCCCACCACGGCAGGCTCCGGCTCCATGAACCGACCACACCGACCATGCCGATGTGCGGCTGACAGAACGTCAGCAACTGCTCGCGTAGCCGTGCCCAGTCCAGCAGGGCCACGTCGTGGTGCAGGTAGACGCGGATGTCGTTGACCGCGCGGGCCTGGGCCTCGTTGTAGGCCTCGGCGATCGACCGGGCACCGGTGATGACCACCAGTTCGTCGCCGTCGGCGAACCGCAGCGAGGGACGAAGGATCGAGTCGAGGATCGTCGGGTCGTGGGAGGCGACGATCCAGGAGATCAATGCCCGGCCTGGTGGTAGTAGTCCACCGTCACCTCGGGCACGAACACCCACGTCGCACCGGCCAGCACCCACGCTTTGACGAACTCCCAGTCCACCGCGTACGGCGACGGCGTAGGCCACAGCCCGAACCGCCCATGCCCGCCGCGGCGGTGCATCAGGATCGACGAGTCGACCCGGCCGTGCTCGGGCGGCTCACCGCCGATCTCGTCGCCCAGGCCGTGCCGGTACATCCGCGAGTACGCGAAGTCCCGGTCCGGGTGGGCCTGCAGCGCCTCCGCGAGCCGCCGCACATGCTCGGGACGGAAGGCGTTGTCGTCATCGAGATAGGCGACCAGATCGCCGGTGGCGACGGTCAGCCCATGGTTTCGGGAGTAGGCACCGTAGTTGCAGTCATCGTCCGGATGTTCCGGCAGCTGCACGTGGACCACCGGCACCGACTCGAGCAGTCGCGCCAACTCGGGGTCGGGACCGTCGGACACCACCACGTGCTCGACGTCCGGCCACGTCTGGGCCGCCACCGATGGGATGCATCGCTCGAGCAGCAGTTCGTGGCGGTTCCAGGTAGGCGTGATCACAGAGACCTTCACGCCGGTACCAGCCCCATGGCCGACGCGGTGACCTGTCGGGCGGTGCTGACCGCGGTGCAGATCTTCCCCGACAGGATCGAGATGACGTTGCCGTCACGCTCGACCAGCGTCGGGCGTTCGTCAGTGGCGTCCACGTCGGGCAGCACGGCGCGGACCGAGAACAGCGAACCGTGGTAGATGACCACGCCCTGGCCGCCCAGCTCAACACCGCGCAGGTGCCGGCTCGCGTTGACCAGCATGGCCTTCACGTTCGTCTGCGCCGACCGGACCGGGCCCCATGTGTTCAACAGCTCGTTGAACTCCGCCCCGGTAATGCCGCTGCCGGCCTCGGCGCGGTGCACCGAGTTGGCCACGTCGTAGAGCATGTGCGCGCGCCCGTACGGGTCGAGCGAGACGTGGTCGCCGTCGAGCACGACAAACGACTGCCCGGCGTACCGAGGCACCTCGACGAGCGCGACCTCGCACACCTCGTACCGCAGCGGCTTCGACCATGGCTGGCCGTACGTCGCCACCACGGTCAGGTCGTAGCCGGTCAGGTCCGGATCCACTCGCCGGCCCAGATGGATCTGTACACCGGACAGGATCAGATCCCGCCGCAGCAACCGGCGCAACATGGCGACGTCCACGAAGGACTCCGGCACCCGGACCGTCAGCTGCGCGTGGTGCACCTGCAGCGGCTCCACCACCCGGTACGGCAGGCCGAGCCGGTCCAGGAACGCCAGATACTGCCCGGCCGAGACCTTCGAGTCCTCGGCGATGACGTAGTGGTGCGCCGCGGTCCGGATCGCCTCCGGGTACCGGGCTTCGAACTCGGGCGCCGCGTCCTTTGCCGCGGCCGCCGTGGCGTCGCTGCGCGGGTAGTGGTAGCCGCGGTGCAGCCGGGCCTGACAGCGGGCCGTGGCGCCGTGGAGGATGTCGTCACGCGCCTCGAACAGGTCCACCTTCGCGCCCGCACGGGCGAGGTCAACCGCGGCCGTGGCACCGAACACGCCACCGCCGATGACGGCGACCCTCACCACTCACCGGGCCCGTAGATGGCCAAGGTGTCCACCAGCCTCGGCGGGACCTTCCAGGCGTCCAACGCCTCCCGTACGCCCGAGCAGGTGTCCTCGTCGTAGTCATGGCACGCCAGCGTGCCGCCCGGACGGAGTAACTTGCGGGCCCACTCCACGTCGTGTGCCACCGCTGCAGCGGCGTGGTCGCCGTCGATCCACACCAGGTCGAACCGGATGTTGTCCTCGGCCAGTTTCGGCAGCAGCGACTGCGAGCTCGTGGCGCGGATCTCCACCTGGCTCGTCATGTTGTACGCGACCAGGTTCGCCCACATCACGCCGAACGAGCTCAGCCACTGGTGCGGATCCACCGCCAGCACACGAGCCCCGACCAGCGCCATCGCCACCGCCGAATAGCCGTACGCGGAGCCGATCTCCAGTACGTCGGCGTCGCGCGCCAACCGCCGCAACTCGTCCGTCTCGGCCAGAGTCAGCGACGTCGAGATGGCCGGACCATCGCCGGGTGCCACGTCACGCCACTCGAGCTTCACGCCGGCACCGCCTCGAGGATGTCGGCGAGCGGGCCGGTCAGCGGATCATCAACGAATCCGTCGCCGGTCTCGCGCACCCGGGCCAGATCCGCCCGGTACTGCTCGGTGTCGCACTCGGCGTGGGCGAAGGCCCGCAGCTTCGCGTCCACATCGGAGTCGAGGAGGTACGTCAGGTGCCAGCCTGCGTTGTCGACTTTCGGTAGGGCGAAGTTCATCCGCAGATGGTCGGACGGGTCCGCGGGGAGGTCCCGGGCTCGGCATGCCGCCGGATGCCGCCACCAGTCCCGGTGCCGCCACCGCATACCGCAGGCATACAGGGCCATGCGCAGCTTCACCGGACCAACCGCGGTCGTCGCGCGGATCGCCGGCAGTGCGCGCGGGTCCACGAACTCGTCGGCGTCACACAGCAGGACCAGGTCGTCGCGGCCCATCGGCAGGGACGAGACGGCGTCGCGTTGCTGGCGCTCGCGGCCCCAGTCGTCGGCGGCGTCCAGCGTCACCGTGACCCGCTCGACTCCGACTGGAAGCTCGGGCGGCGGCAACGTCGTACCGCGGTGCGTGCGGTCACCGACTAGGGCCACGGGTAGGTGCGTCACGTCGGGCGCGAGCTCGGCCCACAGCCGCAGTCGGGCGTCAACCGCCCAACGTTCCCGCCAGTAGGGGAAGACGTCCCAGACCTTCACCGCTTCGCCCGCTTCGGTTTCGCGCCGACCTTCGGCTTGTCCGGCTCGGGCTTGGCCAACCCCTGCTCGACCAGCCGGAGGCGGAACAGTTCGCCGTCCTCCTGGTACGAGGACTGGCCGAGCTGGTACACCTCGTCGTCCTCGGCCTTGTTGAACACCGGATGGTTGTGCTCCACCACCGAGCCGAGCGACATCTGCCAAACGCCCCGCTGCTTGGCCGCCGTCACAATCTCGTCGTCGACGAAGTTATGGCGGTATCCCTCATGCGTGACAACGCCCGGGCCGTCCCAGGACGCGCCAACCTCGTCCACATAGGAACGGCGCACCAGCAGATGGGTGGCGTGCTCGCCGGCCATCACGCGGGCGTTGGCGAGATCGTTGGTGCCCACCACGTCCGCGTGCAGCATCTCGGCGACGTGCTGGGCGTGGTCCAGCCAACCGGCGTGGAACTTCACGTCGTCACCGCACAGGAACAGCCAGGGCTCGCGCGTCTTCGCGTAGCCCAGGTTCGCCTTGCGGGCGAAGGTCACCACGTCCCCGACGATCACCTGGGCGCCGGCCGCGGCCCACGCCTCGGCAGTCTCCGGGTCGTCAGCGTCGGCCACCGCATACGCCGTAGCCAGACCCGTCGAGGCACGCAGCGAGCGCATGAAGGGCCCGGCGTTCTGCGGCCGGCGCAGCACCGGCACAATCACCGCGGTCTCATCCACCGCCGGCGGCGGGTTGTAGGCTCGCCAGTGGTCGACTTCGGACAGCCAGCGGTGCTTGAAGTGCGTTGTGCGTACGCCGGTGTGGACGTGGATCGGGATCTCCAGCGCGTTGGCCCGCACGCAGAACGACACGTCCTCGCCTAACAGCGAGTTGTTCGGGCCGCGTACCTGGTCGTAGGGCTGGCCGAAGTTGTTGCACTCCTCGGCCGGCAGTGACTCCAGGTGCTCGGCCATCCGCTCGAACACCGAGCGATGGATCAGCACCATCGCCGAACCGGTCGCCCGCACCTGGATCAGCGCGTTGACCGGATACATCGGCGCCGACAGGAACCGCGGCGTCCCCGTCTCGTCCTCGGTCCAGTCGTAGATCGTCGGCAGCGGCTGAGTGCGGAAGCCCATCATGCCGTCGTGAGCCACCTCGCGGCTGACGAAGCACAGCCCACCGACGATCGGACGCTCGACAGGATCGGCCACCTGCAGCAGCCGGTACGGCGTGTCCGGGTCGAAACCCATGTCCGAGTCGATCCACAGCAGCCAGTCCGAGTCTGATGCCAGGAAGTGCTCGGCCACCGAGTTGCGCGCGGCGACCAGGCCGATCGTCCCCACCCGGGCCGAGATCCGGCCCGCGGCGTGGTCGAACAGTCTGTCGTGCGCCCGGTCGAACGCCAGCATCGCCTCACGGCAGTCGTCGAAGGTCGACGTGCGGGAGTTCGGGTAGGCGAACGCCAGCGACAGCTTGACGTCAGCCACGAGACCGCGCCTTGCGGATCTCCTCCACGGGCGTCGCTGGAAGCGACACCATGCCGGTCGTCGCGTGCACCACCGTGGGCGAAGCGCTGAACAGGTCCCGACGCGACTGCACGAACGGGTCCGTGGCCAGCCAGACGTCACCCGGGCGCATCATCACGGTGCCGCCGGAGACCTCATTCAGGACCATTCCGTCGTTGTTGGCGTAGACGTACATCGTTCCTCCGGGATGGGTGGGATGGACCCCGCGCCCGCCATCCCAACGGGCGCGGGGGGTTGGAGGATCAGCCCGAGTAGCCGTCGGCGAGGCGCTCGGGGGCGTAGAGCTTGAGAAGTTCGATGGCCCAGGCGACCTTGTCCGCGACGCGCTGGCCGGATGGCTGCGACGAGGACCAGAGTTCAAGGTTCTCTAGTCGGTTGTCATCGCGGACGCCGTTGATGTGGTGAACATTCTCGTGCGGCAACAGCGCTCGGCCGATGGCTTGTTCCATCACGAGACGGTGCTCTTTGTACTCCTTGCCGCCGATGCGGAAGCACCGATAGCCCTTGCGGTCGACAAACGCCGTTGTCGCTCGTGAGATTCGCTCAGCTAGCTCAGTGCTGCCAGTACTCCAGCGACGCTGGTAGTGGAGACGACAGAGACCGCCGCCGACTCGTGCCCGCTCGCAGCCATTGACATCGCACGGTTGGCCGGGTGTCCGGACGCGGATCGGTGTATCAAGGGGTTGGCCTTTGAGTTGCCGCTTGTGGTGCGGATTGCACAGATGCTTTGCTCGCGCTACTCGGTCGCATCCGTCAACCGAACACGTCCTCACCCGGCTAGCACGAAAACAGGACCAGCACCGAGTAGCGCTCCTTGCGGCCTTTGGCCCGCCACAGTCCGGACAGATCAGTTCCATTTTTTCTCCACTAGGTAGGCGGAAGCCCCGGGCGCCTAGTCGCTCGGGGCTTCCTTGTCTCGGGGATCAGCCGAGACCGTCTTATCCGTTATGCGTTACTGGTTTTGCAAGAGGCGGAATCCGGCGTCGTTGACCGAATCGCCCCCATTTCGGGCCCAGGCAAACATGCCTCGCTGGCCGGTGGGCCGCTGCGACGAGCCGATCACCAGCGGTACCTGCTCGACCGACATGCCCGCGCGCTGGGCGAAGACATAATTGGACGGATCGCCTACAACCAGGATGTTCTGGGCTCCGGTCGTTCCTGGAACAGATCCAGAAAACGTCGGAGCGTAGTCAGTCACGATTACGGGCCGGCCATTGATACGGCTGACTCCGCCGGCCGACAGATCGACCGTGAAATACGCCGATGCCCCGCCGGTCGCCGAGGCGAATTGGCGTATGGCACTCTCCACCCCCACGGACATGATCCACACGGCCCGTGTGCGGTACCGCTCGGGCAACGCATTCCAGACCTTGAACACGTCGACGCCGCCAAAGCTGCCGTCAGTCGTCGGCGTGACCTCCGAGCCAGCGGTCTGATCGATGGCGGTGAAGATGCCCCAGGGCTCACCGGTGCCCGTACCGGTCATCGTCTTCGCGGCGAGCAAGTCCGAGTAGCCCTGGTCCAGCAGTCGGCCCATCTCGGTGGCGAAGCCGGGGTAGTCCATCCCGACCTCGATCGAGTAGGGGATGTAACCGCGTGCCATGTGGATGGAGACAGTTGGTTGCGCCAGCGTTGCGGCATCATCCGAAACTTCGCCGGCCTCCGTGTCGTAAGACCAGGACATTCCCGCCGAACTCACGCCTTTCCAGACATTGTTCGTGACCTGCTCCACCCGGCACACCCGGATCAGCGGAACGTCCGCCGCGCCGGAGGTGATGATGATCGTCGGGTCGATGATCACCGGGACGCCGAACCCACCGGCGGTCGTGGTCACTTCACCCGCGGCCCGGGACAGTTCGAACTCCTGGAACGCTGACACCGCGCCCTGTTCGGCGTGGTTGAAGGCCGCCATCGGGCCGAGGCGCATGTACTTCTTGAAGGCGCTGCGGTACAGCGGGTTCTCGGTGAGCAGCGTGCGCTTGGCGATGTACGAGCCGTCGAAGTTGCCTTCGTCGTCGGCGTCGGAGCGGTGGATGAGGTTGTCCAGGTGCGCCTTGTTGTCGTCGGAGAGCGGGACGCGCTTCTCGCCGTCGATGACCATCATGGCGCGGCTGATGCTGTCCTGCTTGGACAGTTGCCGCACGTCGGTGTCGAACGGGTCGATCTTCTTGTTGAAGCCTGGGCCGCTGCGGCCCAAGTAACGGGATCCGTCACCGGGTTCGACCTTCGCCGCGTCCTTCGCGGCCGCGGCCACGTCGGCGAGGCGCTGGGCGCGCACGAGCAGCGGCTTGCGCTCCTCGGTCAGGGCGTCGTGGCGGGAGAGCAGGTCGTCGACCTCGGTGTTGCGCAGTTCGAGCGCCTTGGATCGGGTGACGTCGTCACCTTCGGGCTCCTCCATGGCCTCGATCTCGTCGAGCCGGGCCCGGATGAGCTCCAGCTCCTTGTCGATTTCGAGCAGACGGTTCACTTCATTCCCCTCAGGATTTCGGCGACGCGGATACGTCGCGCGATGTCTGCTGCCGACCGGAGTGCCTGTGGCTGGTCCTCGGCGCCTGGTCCCGCTTCTTCGGGAGTGGCGGTTTCCGGCTCCTGGTCCAGGCCGTCGAGGGCTGGAGTGGAGCGGGAGAGTATGTGGGCGAGCTCGGCTTGGAGCTCGGCGAGTGCGACCGGATCGGTCGCGATGGCCTGCGCCGAGCGGACCGCGAGGATCTTCGCGTCGGCGTAGTAGGGCGTGGGTGTGGGGCCGTATTCGTTGAGGCCCAGCGACATCCGCACGACGGTGGGCAGTGGGTGGCCGTCGCGGGCGCGGGCGATGCGGGGCGGGTTGGACTTGCGGATGCCGCCGCGGAACGAGTAGCCCTTCAGGTCGCCGGCGCGGATGGCTTCGAGGACCGAGTCGGCGAGTGCGCTCTTGTTGAACCGGGTGACGGTGCGCAGGCCTTTGCCGTCGGCGCGAATGTCCACAGGGGACCCGATCGGTACCGAGCCGAGGTCGGACGGCGTGCCGTGCAGGGTCATGCCGTGGTGGTAGAAGCAGCCGATGCGGCCGATGCCCTCGGCGAGTACTTCGTTGAACGCGGCCCGGTCGATGGTCTCGAGGTAGTGGCCGTGCTGGTCTTTGATCTCGGCCGGGGTGTCGAACACCGCGGCGTAGGCCTCGACGGTGCGACCGTCGCCGCCGGAGCGGATGACGATGTCGTCGAGCGGCCATTCGCGGGCGAAGGTGTGTTCGTCTGGGCAGCAGCGAAGCAGCGTGGAGCGTGCGGTGCCACCTGGCTCTTCCAGTTCGTCGGCCATGTCCGCCTCCTCGTCGAAGTCGCCAGCCAGCAGCGCGGCGCGCAGCAGGTCGTAGGGGTCTGGTCCGTCGCTGCGCTGCACGCACGGTGAGAGCGAGTACGAGTCGATGAGCCGGTTCACCAGCGATGTCCCGGCGCGCCCGGTTGGCTTGAGTCCGAGCCGTTCCTGTGCGGCGCGGACGGCCTGTTCGGTGGCGTGGTCGTACTCGCCGCTGGTGGGTGGTGTGCCGAGTCCGAGAACGCCGAGCAGCGCCTGCAGTTGGCGCACCTGGGCCGGGTCGTTGTGGCCGCCGATGCGCATGGATCCGCGGCCGTGGGCGCGGACGGGGACGAGTGGCTTCGGCGCGGGCTTCGCGGTCTTCGCGGTCTTCGCGGCTGGGTTGTGCGTGAACTGTCCGCCGGTGTGGCTGCCCTTGGGGTCGCGCTTGTACTGGCGCGGCGCCCCGCCGCCACCGCCGGCGTCAGCGGTGGTTGCTCGGGTGGCGTCCACGACACCTCCCGGGGGGCATGCGAAAGGGGCACCGCGTCTGCGATGCCCCTTCGGTCGATGTGGTGGGGTTAGCCCGGTCCGACGCGGTGCCCGCGCGGCTTGCCGCCTTCGAGGACGCGGTGCATGTCGCTGCCGGGCCAGAATCCGGTCACCTCATGCACCCACGCGGCCGCGAAGCGGTCGAGTTCCTCTGGCGGGATCTTGCCGTCGGTGGCCTCCGCCAACTCGGCGCGCAAAGTTCGGAACTGGGTCGGGCTTTCGATCCACCGTGCTAGCCCAGGTCCCTTGGTCCAGTAGTGGTGCAGCTCGTCGTGCCCCGGTGTGACGTCGTGGCCGGCCGCGCGGTCGATCTCGTCGTCCTGCTCGGCCATGGCGCGGACCTGATCATCGGTGCCCTCATGAGCTGTTGGCACCGGTCCGCCGCGCGGTTCACTGACGATCGGCGGCTGGTAGTTGCCGTCCATCCGATCGCCCCAGGCCGCGAGGTCATCGGCCTGCTCGTCGGTGAGCTCCTCGTCAGGGGCCATCAGCTGGCACCACCTCAACGTCGACAAGGCGATAGCCCCAGCCCGGCTGGACTCCGTGGTCAGCGACGATGCGCAGCTTCAGTCCACGTTGGAGCAACGCCTCCGCCTCTCCCCGGACGTCCTTGACCTGCGCGGCACCGGTGCCGGTGGGCACCTTCACCCGCATCAGCATCCCGTCCCCGCCGAAGGTAGCGAAGTACTGGGACACGCGCACGTCGGAACTGGTCGACACGAAGGCGTCTTCGCGCCATTCCGCCCCGGTCAGATCACCGTCGAGCCTGTCCCCGAACATGCCTCGCGCGTCGCGAAGTCCGCGCCACTGTTCCATCGGTGCTGTGGTCCGGGACGCAGCCATGAGGTCGTCCATGGCGGCGATGTGCGCGGCCGTCTGCTCGACCGGGAAGATCGGTTCCTCGACGGGCTGTCCGCGAAGGGACTCGTTGATCTCGAACGACGCCTGGCCGTATGCGCGCAGGGCCGTTCTGGCACGCTTGGTCCGTGCCTCATCCCATCCGGGGTCCTGCCCTTCGGCCCACCGGATTGGCGTGTCGCTGGTACCGGCACGGGCGGGCACGGCTGGGTTGTCGAACTTGCCCTGTCGTACGGCGCCGGGTCGCGTCGGCTGCGTGCGCGCCGGCAGCGGCGTCAGGGTTTCGAGGTGGGCGTCGACCTTGGCCTGGATCTCGTGGTCAGCCGCCGCCGCCGTGGCAATCTCCCGCGCCAACTCGTCCCTGGTCCGCAGCCGATAGCCGAACGGAGCGGGATCGTCTGCCGAGGACTGGAGATCTCTGGCGGTCAGCACGGGACCCGGCCGCTTGATCGGCTGCCTCAGGTCAATGTCCAGTTTCGACGCCAACGACATCAGGTCGCTCTGGGCGTATCGCTGCAAGTGGTCGCGCAGGGGTGCGTTTGCCCCAGGGGCGGCCTTCGTCTCCGGGAGGTCCGGGGCGTCGTGTAGGCCTTTGACCCCGAGCAGTTTGCGATCCCTCGCGATCGTTGAGGCGATGTGCTGACGCAACTCATCGGCCGTGATCTTCTTCGGCGGCATAAAGACCGGGCCGGCCTCCGTCTTCACCAGCCCGCGCGGCAAAGCCACGTTTGTCGCCCGCGCGACCTTCTTGAGTTCGGCCAGATTCAGACCGGAAAGCCGGTCGAGAATCTGCTGCTCGGTGTACTTCGGGTTTCGGTAGAACTCTTCCGCCAGGTCGTCGGCGCCACCCGGAGCAAGCGGAGTTCTGGGCGAAGCCGGTGCGGCGGGTGTCGTACCTTCGCCGTCCAGGTGCTCGACCAGACGGTCCACCAGGTCCCGCTTCTTGCCCGACACCGGTAGTCCCTGCTCGCGCAGCAACGCCTTCAGCTCGTCGACCTTGCGCAGGTCCAAGGCGTCGCGGCGGGCCTCGGTGTCCAGCGTGCGCAGGGCGTTGACGTCGGGGGCGGTAGGTACGGCCTTGGTGGCCTTCTTGGCCGGCTCCGGCGTGAACAGCACATTGACGGCGTTCTGCAGACGCCGGATGCCCCGGTCAGGATCGTGGCCACGTCGGGCCTCATGATCCATCAGCGTCTCGATAATGAAGCGCTGGCGGGCCGCGACAGTCTTCACATTCGACGGAATGCTGACGTTTTCCTCGTCGGCGATCTTCTTGAGTTGCGCGGCAGACTTGCCCCGCAGTCCGGCTTCGTCAATCAGGGTTTCGAGATCACGGCCGTGGATCTTTGCCACCGCTTTTGGTGCTGGCCCGCCGATCGACTCCTCGAGCTTGTCGGCCTCCGCGCGCAACCGTTCCGCATTGGCGAGGTTCTCCTCACCCTTGTTGGCCTGATATGAACCCGACGGATTGTTGCCGATGCGCATCGACGCGAGGGTGTGTTCGGTCTCCGCCTGGTCTCGGAGCTTGCGGATCTGCTCGCGGACGGCCTCGACGTCCTTGGCCGGCGCCCGCCTGGTCGGAGCCTTCGGAACGTTAGCCTCGCCCGTACGCGGCGAGGAATCCTCGAAGTGGATGAAATGCCGGTTCTGGCCGCCGATGTGCAAGGCGGCCGCGTGGTCGGCTGCGGTCAACGCCTTCTGGTTCGACTGTGGCACGATGTTCGCGCCCGAGTCCGGCTCAACCGCCAGCCGCTTCAGTGCCGCGTCGACATCGGCCCGGTTGTACTTGGTACCCAACTCGGCGCGGATCTCGGCCAGGCTGACATAGTCGCCGTCCTTGCCGTGCTTGCGGTAGGCGGCCCGGATCGCGTTCTCGACCTCGCCGGGGCTTGCCTTCGCCGGCGCGTCCGCCGCCTTCGGAGCTTCAGTCCCGCCCCGCTTCTTCGCCGCCCACCCGGCCAGCTCCGGCTCGCCGTGCTCGTTCGCCCACGACTCCAACCCGGCCAGGTCGTCGGCCAGCGCCACCCGCTTGCGGCGCTCACCCGAGTCGGACACCTCCCACAGCGACAACTTGCCGCTGGGTTCGGTGAAGACACCCACGTCGAGGTTGCGGTGCCTGGAAGGCTTCTGCGATGCGGGAATTTGCGCCACGACGGTGGCCAACGCGTCCAATGCGTCGGCCTCACGATGGGCTAGCTTGCGATCGTCCCGAACCTTCGGGAGGTCGGGGTTGACCTTGAACGCTGCATCCGCCATGCGCCGGCGCGTGGCTGCGGTAGTGCGCAGCGCCCTGGCCATCTTCAACGGAGTGTCGGCATAAAGTGCCGTTCGGGGCCCCCACGGGTCGGCCGTGAAGCCAGCTTCCTGTTTGCCCGCCAGAATGTGCTCAGCCGCCTCGCGGTAGGTGCCGGCGGCCGGTATGCGCCCCAACGCGGCTTTGACGTCAGGGTTGTCAGACAGTTGCGGCGCGGATCCCCCGCCCTTGAGCGTGAACCGCACCGGCTTGCCTGCGTCGGGGGCCTTGGCCGACTTGGCACCATGGAACCTTCCCCGCGCGTCCTGCAACAGGGCGAGTTTTAGCTCCTCGGCCGATGCACCCCGGCGTGGCGTGATGCCGAACTCCTTCGCCGCCAGCCGCAACTGCTCCCGGTTGAAGTCCTCCAGCGGGTCGTGCTGGTCGCCATTGCCGGACAGCCACTCGTTGAGCGCGTGACCGATCCGGTCGGACAGCTTGCGGAACCGGCCGCCACCCTCGTGGCCCTTCGGGACGCGGATGTCGTAGTACTTGCGCTCGATGACCTCGTCGTCCAGGTCGTTCGCCGCCCGGACGATGTCGTCATCGTCGGCCAGCTCGGCGCGGAACTCGTCCAGCGCCTGCTGGTACTGGTCGGCGGCCTCGGCCTGCTGCGCGTCAGGCTGGTTCGCGTCCTCCGCACCGGGCTGCTGCAGCTGCACAGAGAACAGGCCCGTGTGCTTCAGCAGCGACAGGTCATTGGCGTCCACCGCGGCGGCCGAGGAGTCCGGCGTGTAGCCGGCGGTGATGAACGACGACACCG